GTTTCTCATCAAGTAAGCATTGCTGCCTACTTCCCCACACGTCTTTCCGTAGTGTCAGCCCCGTTCGGGGCGAATCTCATCCTGAGATTTGTTTACCAAGCGTGGTAACGCCTGACAAACGTGTAGATGCTGTGCTTCTCGACACAACTAGAGCCGGGAACTATACCCGGTATTCTAGGTGCATTGCATTCCCACCAGTTCGATGGGTTCGCATACAGGTCGTAAAGACCTGTGAGTGCCGCAATCTCCGGGTCGGTTTCCACCGACTTCGGGATTTCGCGGAACGTCGAGAATCGACATCCCTCCCATCCCCGGCGCCTTTCGGCCCGGAGTTGGATCCTAGTCCATGACCCAAGGAGGTGTCCATCACCATAGCCCGGCGGTCCGTACAACTGGAGGTCCTTCGGAATGAAGGATTTCGCTATCTCACAGAGGTTTTTATAACCTCTGGAGTAGCACCAGTTGTGGAACACGGTGAGCCACTGAGGCGATAGACGATCTTTCTTAAAGATCGGTCGCACAGGTTCGCCGTCTAGCCAGTCAGCACCGCATGATTCTCGAAATGGTCCTGTCCAGAACGACTTCTCCCTATTAAGGTTAAAGCCGCACCAGGTAAGGGTAGCCATCAAGAGATCAACGGCTTCCACAGGAACGATGATATCGTCCCCGTAGACGCTAACCAGATCCTGATCTGCACCGCTGAGCTCAGTACACGCTATCGCTAAAGACCAAAATACGATGGTCTCAAGTTCAAACGTATAACCGTTGCCCATTGAACTAAATTTCTCTAGTTCATATTCACGGCCGCCATAATTCATATGGCCGGTACGAGAAGAAGCGAGTAGGTCTACCCACTCTTCAGGTAAGAGATCAAACACGACTGAGAACGCCAGCGTATCGCTGGCCGAGGATAAATCGATCGTCGCGAGACGACCGGTTACCGAGGCAGCTCTCGCGAGCTCCTGGTTCCTCGTTTGGTCCTTTAAGTCTTGTTTAGCACGGACACGAAGCCTCTCTTTGAGGTGCTCACCAATCGCCAACTGCACGAACCCATTCAATAAGGGTTCGACGCAGATCGGACGGTGAGTCTTCGCGTTTTTTGCGACGAAGATCAACTTTGCCGTGTCGACTACTATACTGGCACCAGATATAGACTCTCTCGAGTCTACGTCGCTCCGGAATCCTGCATGATGCAGAACCCAGGGCGGCACCTCTGCCAGTACCTGATCAACGACGGGTAGCATCTCTTCACTACACACTAAAGGTGCGGCAAGCTTGTTCTCGAAACAAGCATGCTGCCGCTTTACACTAGTGGAAGCCCCAGGGCCGAATCGGAACCTGAGACTGTCAAGAGCAGGGACTTTCCCCAAAAGCCACTTAATTTTACGCCTCGCCCGCGAGATCGCGAGCGTGACGCCCCCTAGGGGGCAAGTGGTTCCAAAGTACTCGTTTACTCTCCCGCACTGCAGCTCGGCCGCTATTGCGGCCTCCACAGCTGCCTTCAGAGGATTGAATCCAAGTTCCAGATCGGCGTTCTTTGAGAACATCGCCTGGATTAGGGTGGCTGCTCGGTAATCCGTTATGTCTATGTCTTTCGGCACAGACGTCGTGACTACCTTCGCATACTCACCCGCATGGACCAGTGCGGACATATAGTCCGCATATACTCCTCCGCTTCGCAGCTCTGCAGCCACGAGGGTACAAAAGGCCTGATCGGCCTCTTTGGATAAGGGAAAGATCCATCTCTCCCAGCGTTTACTCTTTTTCATAAGGAAACAACCTCACAAATAAGTTACCTATCGGAATAACGGGACCAAGGACAGTTAGTCCTTAGTACGCGTCTTCTCCGTATACCATGAACCGAGTCATCGGTCCAGTGCCGTTCTTAACGGCATCGGCGGCAGATGCACCATTTAAGGTGCCGGTCGCAGTCGTTGAACTCGCCCCAGCCAAAAGGCCGAGGGTCATTTTCAACGCATTGGCCATATCCGCCGTCGTCGCTCGTGCAGGTTGCACGGTCGACACGGTATAGGGGACTTTGTAAGCGACTTTCTGAGCCGCAACATAGCCAGCCGACGTACCCGCAGTCCCGAGGGTCTCCAAAACGGGGACCTCGAGCTTCAAGACCCTGCGGTAGTTACCATCTTTCAACTTTTCGTTGACAAGCTGTTCTACCGTGATCTGTGCGTCCACCGGAACCCCGGGCACCTGCGCACGCCATTTCGGGCGGTTGTTGGTGATCGGTACCAGCGTGAACTCGACCAAAGGGTTCGAGTCATCCTTTACCAGGATGTTTGCCATTGCACCCATGTGCATAACCTCATATTGTAGGATTTTAGGAGCTTATCGCCTTGACAGGCGAACTACTCCCTTACGATACTTAGGTTACCCTAAGCGGTTAATCGATAACGACCTCGGAGGAAACCCCCAAGACCGGATCTCATCACCGTCTGTACTTATCTAGGTACGACGGGTCGAACAGGATGTCTGTAAACCACCCAATGTCCTTCCCTAACTCAGTGTTAGAGAAAACTTGATGAGCAAGAGCTACAGCGTTAGCAACCCTTTTTCCTTGTACAGCCCCAGCGAGCCTAAAGCTCGGCAGTGGCACAGGGGGAGGTCCGCTAAAGATAGATCGCTGTAGATTGAATGTTTCCCAATCACAATCGACAAACGGAGGTAAGGTCTTCCACGGGGCGGCCGCACTTGCAGTGCAAGCCGTAGCCCAACGGATAGAATCCGTACGTAACCATCTGCCTTTCATAAAAGGGATTTGGCCAATCAACTCAAGGTAAGTTCCGATCGGGATGAACCAATCGAGAACGAACGACCATGGGAGTCTCTCCCAAAGGATGCTCGCCGGGTTTGCAAGACCCAACTGCCTTGTCACGCTCATTTCCTCGAACATTTCGAAGATATACGAGCGCCGGGCCTCAACAACTTGGGGTACTATACAATAATTCGTAAAGTACCTACGTTGTAACAAAACGCGTTTACCCGCACGGAAGCGGATAGACCTGGGACCGTTAGAGATAGCCTCAAAAGCCTGAGCGGCTTCGAAGGCGTCCTTAATGGTTGGCTCCCAGGCGTAGCGCATCTCAAGGAATCTTCCACTTATCTCGGAGGTTTGCAATCTCCGACGAGCCTTACGACTCGGTGGACCGACTCCTAACAGGCGTGCACACTGGTCGAAGCGGCCTCGACTCAGATATACAACCGCCATGCTCAAGTCTTTCAGAGTACCAACTATAGTACCTGCAAGCTTGTCGACCTCGGCCAGGGCCACGCCTATATCAAGGCTGTGACCTTTGACTTTATTCAACAACTTAGAGAGAAGTGCCAACTCCTCTTTACTCGTCCAAATGGAATTGAACGAACTTGTTGGAAAAGTAAAGGGCACGGTTCCGTCACCTAGGACTGAAAATCCTATAGTTTCGGGATCGCCCCCTGTCTTGTTCCAAGAGTGATTGTCTCGAACATCTCCGATCCCTACCCCAATATTATTGGGGTTACGACCGTGAAATTTCTTCGAGCACATCCTATACTCGTTCCACTGCTTCTGCCTAACTTGGCCGGGGACGGAAGATCCGTCGTAACCGAACCAGGCTTTGGCATAATGCAGTTTAGTGGAAAAAGTATAAACTCCTGTAGTGATACTCCCGGTTGTCATAGGCGACTAACCCTTCGCACTTTGATGTGCGTCAGGCGTCGTCGGCTCGGTGCTAGCACCGGGCGCCGGAGCTCCAGGCCTTAGTCCATCATCCCAAGGGATGCAGACCCAGGCATATTGGAGCTTCAGCCAGTAGCAATTCTCGGGCAAAGCTGGCTTTTTAAAGCCT